TCATTCCTTTGAGCCCACCATGATCGGGAAAGACCTGGTTGCATACCATGACAAATCGTCAGGTGTGTTTGCAGGTTATCCCTCGGTCACGTTGGGTCACCGTATGCCTACGGCAACAAACCGTAACTACAAGGTTACGTTACGTGTCAGGGTACCGGTGCTCGAAACTGCCGCTACTGCAGCATCAGGTTTTACACCTGGTCCGACCGTGGCCTATAGTCTCAATTGTAATATTGATTTTATAGTCCCTGATCGATGCACAGCAGCAGAGAGAGCAGATTTGGTTGCGTACGTAGCAGACTTGCTATCGGACACAGTCGTATCTGACTCTGTAGAGGATATGGATAATCCTTATTAAGGATTGGTCTAATGAGACCCCATAGCCGTTTGACGAAGGTGCTTATGTTTAAGCTCTTCGTCCTACTATTCGTGATCCTGGCTCTTCTGAAGTTTGATTTATATATTTCGTCACGGACTCACTGTACTTTCGATGTCTATTTTCTAGACTTTCGTTGTACGGTGAAACGTGATGATTATATTCCTCAACCTAAGGAAGAGCTTTAGATCATAAATATCTACTTTGGAGCACTATTATGAAGAAGCAAATAAAACATTTGCTTGAACGTGGGTTTAACCCCGTTCGTCGAGATTTGTCTTTCGACAAACTCGTCTGCGCCGTTAATCCGTTCCTAGAGGAAGTTAACTCACCTGTTAGTCTTGGGGTTTATCTCCGTCTTAAGTACTCTTCTTTTGAAGAATACCTTTCGATGGATTTAGACCCTTTAGACTACGATAATCCTGACAAATTTCGTCTCGATTATCAGTGTGTAAAACTCTTCTCTAAGTCGGAATTCTTTCCTAGTATTTATGACACTAAGAAGGAAGCGATGCAGAGCTTCATCCAAGCTGAACTGGAATGTAAGTTAACGAATGATCGTTTCATGACTCGTGAGGACCCGGATTTCCGGGATCCCGTACTAAACGCCATTACTTATGGCGCAATACGTAAAATTTCACGAATATTGGGCGACATTCCTAACGTACATGATTTACCAGTAAAGTTTGGCCCTGGCAACAACGTTGGCTTGTCTAAAACAACAAGTGTTTATGACAAGTTGACCGCGGAGCTTACCCTTACGGGTAATACCAAGCCGATTGCACAGAAGGTCATGGAAACATGTCCATCCTGGGCTTCATACATCTCCAAAGGAGGTGTACCCACCCCACCTAATTCGGAACATCAAGTTCCTTTTAACGTGGTAAGTGGGTCGGTACTTGGTTTCGTCCCTAAGAATGCGAAGACCGACCGTCCGATATGCACCGAACCCTTGATGAATGGTTTCATTCAACTTGGGATTGGTAAATATCTTCGGAACCGTCTTCGTAAAGCGGGTTGCAATTTGAACACTCAGACTAGGAATCAAGAGTTGGCGAGAGTTGGATCAGTATCCAATAACCTCGCTACTATTGATCTCAAGTCGGCGTCAGATACGATTTCGTATATGACAGTGCTCGAGTTACTTCCGCTTCCATGGTTCGATTTACTAGAAAGCTGCAGGAGTCCTCGTTACACATTTGAAGGGAATTATTATGAATTTAATAAGTTCTCTTCTATGGGTAATGGGTACACCTTTGAGTTAGAAAGTTTAATCTTTCTAGCTCTCTCACGAAGTGTATGCGATTTCTTAGAAATCAAATGCACAGATGTGAGTGTCTATGGGGATGATATAATTATCCCTTCTAGAGCAGTGCAACTCCTCCGTCGTGTTTTGAAGCACTTCGGATTTGTAGTAAACGAAACAAAGTCTTTTGATCAAGGCCCTTTTAGGGAGTCTTGTGGTAAAGACTGGTTCTTAGGAGAGCTTG